ATAAGTGTCAAAGTCATTGATTAAAAGCTTGTCACCTTCAATCAAAGTTTTAAGGTTTGAACACCCAACCTGTTTAACCTGAGTGGACATTTTAAGTCCCATTTGAATACCACGAGCAAATCCAGCTGAGAGTTGCTGTGGTTTTTTGTTACCCGTAAATACTTTCAATAAATTCTCATACTCTAAATCTGAATGTATGAAGTCTGCCACCTGTGGATTGTTATTAATTTCTACCAAAACAAAAGCATCATTATACAATCTGGCAGCATTCACAATCACCGTAGGGAATAGTATTGGTGATATGGATGAACTGGAATAGGTAGCAACCTGTTTATATGGTGTGGTTGATATGTCAAATATGGAGAAGGCTGAGGAGTCTAAGTTTTTACCTTCTGACACATCAACTGCCATGGCATATAAATGGTCTGATTTAATATCTTCACCATTCTCTTTAATAGGATGTTCATAGATTTTCATCTTATCAAACTCAGCCACAGGATCCATGTATCTTAATTGTTGTAACTTATAACCAGAAATCAAAGTATTGGAAGAACCTAAGAACTCTGTTTCAAACTCTTGTGCAAATTGTCTTTGTGAAGTGTTACGAATAGTTTCTTCTTTCCACTTTTCATCACGACCTGGTACCATAGACCAATGAATCTCAAAATTCTTATAGTTGTTTCTACCTTCAATTGAATCCATCCATAGTTTATAGAATAGATTCATACCATTAGGAGTGGAAACAATAATAATCTTGGAAGATTTACCAGAGGAGATTACAGGATAGACCGAGTTAAAGAACTCATTGGCAATATTACCAGGAACGAAAGCAAACTCATCGAGAAACACAATGTTAAAAGAACCACCTCGGATTGCTGAGGATGATGTGGAGGCCGCAATAACCTTAGACCCGTTCTCCAGTTCTACATTACCCTTGTTCCATGTCACCACGCCTTGTTGGAGCCATTGTGGTAAATTCTCATATGCCAGTTGATACTTGGCTAGAATATCTCTTGCTAAAGAACCTTTGTTTGCCAGAACGGCTACGTTTTGTGAATCGGTAAATATGGTAGCCCACAAAAGATAACTAACTGTTGTGGTAGTTTTACCAACTTGTCGAGGACATTTAGTAATGACAAAACGATTATCTTTAAAGAGTGACAACATCTCTTTTTGAAATTCCCACATTTTAAAAGGAATCAAACCTTCATCAACGTTGACAATCTTAATATAGTTCATACAGAAATAGATAGGGTCTTTGGAACACTTAACGTATTCTTCTACCTGTTCTTCTGTAAATTTATGTTCTACACCTACCTTTTTTAGTAAGGGGTTATCACGGTAGGCATCATTTGATTTTACAGCCATTATTCTTTACCTTTAATGAGTTTGTTTAACTCAGCAGTAGATCCAATAAAAATGGCTTTGTCAATATTTGTGGAAGCAGAATCTTTTTTGATTCCTTCCATCTCACGAATTTGTTTTTGAATGGCAAGAAGTTCTTTGTTGGCATCTACCATATTTTTTAATATTCCACCATACACCTCAAATGCTCTTGGATGTTGGCCGGCTTTGGCAATCTCCAGTATTTCTCCCATGGCTTCTTTACCTTGGTCAATAATACCTTGTAGATTTTCTTTAGACTGTTCGTAGGCATCCGTTAAATCTTGTTGAAGTTCTTGTTCTTTGGCTTCTTTGGCCACAGGTAAAGTTTCTTTTTTCTTTTCTTCAACAATAGTAGGAGTTACATCAAAAACTTCTGCCATGTTTTTTTCAAAATTATTCATAGTTTATTATTTAGTAAATGTATTATATTTTAAATAACAATATCGGTTTGATTTCCAATACGGTTAATTTCGTTAGCACCAGTTTTTCTAATGTAAATAGTATATTCATTATACCATTCATCACCAGGATTTACCGAAGAAAATGTTTGACCAATTGTTATACCAGAAGTTAATGGATAATAAGAACTTTTTACTCCATCTACTTGTGAAACCCCATTAATAGTAAAAGTTCCTGCAGGACTTCCTAATAAAGATTGAAAGGTGATTTGCACAGCAATTTCAAATTGACTAGCATTTGCTGGAGTTCCTGTATACCATCTTGTTAAACTTCCGGCATTTGGTGATGAACTTATAGACCCATCTGCATTAAATGTTACTGTATTAGTATAAGGAGATGAAAATTTAAATTGATTTAAAAAATTAACAGAATTAAATGCTAAATTTGAATCAGAAGGTATGGTGGCCGCAACTGATACAAAACCAAAATTTACTCCTCTACCAATTGTAATACCTGGTCCGATGTTCATTATATATTAGGGAATTCTGTTATAGTGGTTGTATAAGTGTAAGGACCATTTGAATTGGCCGTAGTTGGATTTGGCACAACAATAATTTCTGCCAACTGAACTGGTTGTTGTGATGTTACATTATATCCAGTAAAATTGTAATTAGCATTAGAAATAGTACCCCAAACAGGAATAGAAGAAATAAAGTTTCCGTTAATGTTTGTCAAACGCAATATATTATTAGACCACACAACAACCTTACCTGTTGCTGTTGCCGTACCAGGAGAATATCCTTGATATACTGTTTCTCCTGTTTGGTATTTTCCTATGCCTGTATTTGCCATATTAAATACAACAGTATCTTCTGGTGAAATTTGATTGTATATATTTGTAATAGAAGTTTTAATTAATCCTGCTTCACTAATTTTACCAAATATAAATCCTTTAACTGTAAAGTTTAAAGTCCAAATAATCATTCGAGTCGAGGCGTCTTTATCTCCTTCATATTCTATTTCACTTGTAGTAGAATTTAAAATAATTGGAACTTCTTTTGTAATTCCCATTTCAGGAATTAAATTTAATTTAATAGTATAATCTGGAGTAAAATAAGGAAGAATATGTTCAATTAACTGTGTACCATCTTCTACATTACGAACATATAGATAAAGATTAAAATCAAAATTGTATGGTACAGGATTATATTGAGATACTACACCTGCCGTTGTTTTGGCAAACTGTTTAAAATTAGTATTCTGTTTTCTTGAAGCATCATAGGTAAGACCTGCCATCTCAAATGACATTCTTGGTAATGCAATTTGAATTTTTTTACTTAAATCTGGATCATCTTCTAAACGTCTTACATAAAATTCTTTAGTGGCATATACAATAGGAACAAGAACTCTTTCTGCTTCAGTCAAATCTGGATTGTAACGAACCAAAGTAATATCTTTAAAAAGATTACCAAAGCCTACAACTAATTTACGAATAATTCTATTGTATGTTGGTGTAGTCATTATATGGTGCCAAATGGATTGGTTTCAGAAAAATTAACAATTGAATTTGCTTCTGTCTGTAAAAGTTTATTACTATAAGTTTCATTAAATGAATTATCTAATAATGAATCGTAACTAATTAATGTGTGTCTTGCATTACTTGAAGCACCAATAATTACATTATTTGATATGAACTCACCAGCAATATTACTTACCATTAACACGTTGTTCGCTTTAGTCCATGATTGTACAACAGCAACTACCGTAGCATTGGCTTGTGTAGTGTCGGCTGACTGATAACATATTTCATGTATGTCGTAGTTACCTCCATTACCAGCATTAGTATTCAATTTAATCATGTAGGCAGAATCATTAACAACATGGTCAATATCTTCCACACCAGTATCAATAATTTCTTGTGAGTATTTGAATTTCTCTAATCTAAGTTCATAGAAATATGGTTGTTTTCTACCCAGCATATGAAAATCTTTTGCTTGCTCAGTAAAAGTAATTTCGTATAATTCACCAGTACCATTTAAGAAAGGTACATAAACTAAATCACCTTCTCTTGGTCTATTGAATGTATTCTGTGGCACTCTTTGCTGGAAAGAACGTCTTGATACCATTACTTTAACAACGTCTTTAATTTCTAAACCAAATTTAGAAAAAAACTCTTGTTGACCTAGGTAATCCAATGGATCAGAAGAAAGATACATTTCTAATGGAAATGCTGACTGAAACTTTTTAACTGGATCTTCACCATATAAAAGATCACGAGCAACATCATTATCATTAGGGCAGTAGAACGCATCAAAGCCCATAATCTTCATGGACTCTACGATTAAATCTTCTATGACTCTTTGCTCAGCATTAGAGTTGTAGTTATTAAAATATACACTTGTTGCCATATTAGTTCATCATAAATTCTAATGGTGCACCGTATTGAGTTTCCATTTGTTCTTCTAATTTTTCAATTTCATCTACCGCTTCTTGGTAAATTTTATCTCCGTTTAATGTAACACCACCTGGTAATTGTAGACCTGAGAATTTTTTAAGATTGTTAGCCCAAGTTCTTTTAATTAATGCAGTAGCATATTCTTTAATCCAACGGTCATTCCATACTCTATTATAAAGTGAGGCATCAATTGTTGCATAACATTCGGCAATAACAATAGTACCTGCTGGTGCTTCAGATGCTCCCCAAGCCCAATCAATCAATAGTTTTTTCATGTGTCTTTGGAAACGAATAGGAGTTTCTCCAGTAAACATCAACTCCAATGAACGTAGGTGTTGCATTGTTAAAGTATAGTTGACGTATGATGCGGAAGTAAAGTCATAGAGTTCGTTTAGACGGAGTTGATATCTAAGGTCAAACATATTAATGGTTGCCTGAGAATCTTGGAGTGGAAATATACGAGTAACACCAACAATGTCCAAAGGAACATTGGCAGAATCTACCACATTATTTAAATCAATGTATTTGTTATTAACATCTGTGGCATCCACACGTTTAATATAATAGACTTTTTGTAGACCATCAAAATGGTAGTCTTGCCAGTATTGAATGGCGTCATCAATTCGGTCTTCCAACTGGTCATCATCAACGTTAATTTCAATGACAGGGAAACCTAATCTTCTTAGACAATAATCTTTTAAAGTTGCTCTACTATTTACAGCCGGCATATTAACCTCCTATGATAGGTGTATTTATGCTTTGTGTGGAAACGAAAAACAGAGACCTAAGCCTCTGTTTCAATTGAACTACTTGAGTATTAAGCCCAAGGTAATGGTGCTGGTTGTGGAGTTGGAATTGCTGCTTTAGCAATTTGTGCGGACACTTCATCTTCCATGGCAGCCACACGGTCCACACCCAAAGCATCTTTAGTCCATCCTAAAGCCTGTGTTTGGGTAATTTCATTATATGGTGTAAAGTTTTGTGCATCTGCTGAAAGCAAATTTACAGAATAACTTACTTGACCAGTATATCGACCATCAGTACCAGAAATACTGAAATTGGACATTACAGCCACTTTATCTAAGTCGCCTTCATCTTGAACCATTAAACCGGTTACTGACCATGTGTATGTGATTGCCATTCTTATTTCCTTAGTTTACTGTAGTTATTACAGTTGGATCCGTTGCTGGATTCTGTGGTTCTTGTGGAGTTTGCTCCATCTTTTGGCGAGCAATTTCATTCATAACCAAAAATGCACCAGTCTTGGTAGGTAATTCACCCAATACTTGTTGAATAAAGTCTACTGCCTCAGTTGTCAAATCTAAAACCATTATCTTCTCCTTGTTGTTGATTATCTATTTATATATTACGGTTTAGGGTATTTCTCTTTTACTGCTTGTATTTTTGCCGCCATTTCCGTAGAAAAAGCGCCTTGTTTAAAAAGGTCATCAAGCTGGTCACCAATAGAAGGGTACTCAGCAGTTCTTAAAATAGAATAGGTTGGTGTTTGATTTTCTTCCATGATTATTCCTTAGGCTATTTCGTAAACAACAGTCAATATTGGAGAATATCCAGCACCAATAGTTGAACCATTAGAGTATGTTGTTATTTGTAATTGAGTTGATGATGCTGGAATATATCCTTTAAGCATATTGCCTGTAGAGTTTACTTCCATACCATACCCACCAATTTGTATTCTTGCTGCTGAAGTAAATGGTAATGTTGCGTAAATAGTCCCGGCAGCAGTTCCTACAGTTGTAATTGATATGTTTATAGTAACAAAGCAAGTTTTACCAATAACTTGATATGCTCCAGTTGCACTAACAGTTGTAAATGATCCTGTTGCAGCAGTTATTGTTGGAGTATAAGAAGTCCAAGCAGTAGAAGGAACTCCTACAACCCAAGGTAATCCGTTGGCAGCATATCTTAGAACATCAGTATAGACTCCGTTGGCGCCGGCATTGGTACCACCAACATAGATGTTACCTGATACACCAACACCACTAGAAACAATCAAAGATCCTGTGGCGTTACTTGTTGATGCGGTATTATTTTGTATTAATACTGGTGAAGAACTACCAAATATGACAGTATTATTACCTGTATCTTCTGTTATGGTACCACGAACTACAACATCTTGAGTAAAGATAACAGAACCTGAAACAGTTTGTGTAAGTGTATTACTTTTTTCAAGTGCGCTAGTAACTTGCCTTGTTCCATCTGTAAAAGTGATACCGTTACTGTTTACGGCTCCAGTAATAACAATGTTACCTGAATAAATGTTACCTTTGGTTGCAATACCAGCATTACCTACAAGCACAATAGTGCCGGTTGTATTTGAGGTAGAACGAGTTACGTTTGATGTTGCAAGGCTACCTACCGTTAATTGATTATCAACGTTAGCTCGTCCGTATATTCGTGTTGCATCTTTAAGTAAAGCCATTTTTAACCTTTATGTTATTACACTCACTTCATCAAATTGAGATTCAACAAACAAATTATTTGTATTTTCCAACCTCATTGGGCTATTTGTAAAAGGAAAATTAGAGTCCAACTTAATCGTTGAAAGCCAAGTCCTAGCTTCGCATTGTAAAAAAGCCATATATATTCCGTCAAGAGCAGGAACAGCTGTCGATGGAAACCATCCAATTGTTGGTGTTCCTAAAATATTTATTGAAAGTCTATCAAAAAGTTCTGCTGGGTTAATTCTTCCGGAAACTGAAAACCTCCACCAGCCATTTCCATAGTATTTAGCAGTCGATCCAATAATTGTTCCTACGTTAACACCGGTTCCAACAATATTGCCTGTTAAAGCGTCAAATACTCCATAAAATCCATTGCTAGTTGAATCATCAATTGTAAGATTAAAATATCTTGCAGTATCAGCTTTAGCAAAAACACTTACTGTTGCTTCAGGAGTAAAAGTGCTAATACCAACTGATATTACATGTTGGGTACTTGCGCCTGAAAAGCTTCGGATATATGCCACAGAGCTTGATACGCCTTCAGGATCTATAATACCAGCAGTCAAAATATTTTCAGCGTTAGTACCACCCCATGCACCAACTAAACGTCTTGCTCCAGTACCAGTAAAACGATTACTTGCTATAGATGAATTAATGGCAATTTCATTAAACGTATTTGCATAAATTTTTTGATTGGTACCATCTATAATAAATTTATTGTTATTAATTTCATCCAATTCATAATCACCGGATTGAAAATTTCCGTTGGCTGAAAGTCTGGAGGCTATTGGCATTATTTTAATTTATAATAAATTTATAATAAAATCTAATGTGCCTAATGCAGCATTAAACTTTATTGTTGCTGTATTTGATGTTGATGAATTGGCAACTACAATATCTCCATTAACTGTGACATTTCCTCTGGCAGTCATTTGACCGTTAATAATTGTTGATGTGCTTGTAACGTTAACGGAGCCAGCACCTTTAGGATTAATATTAATGCCTACATTGGTATCAGAACCTTGTCCAGAAATTACTACACCACCACCTGTAGTGTTACCGGCTACTTGTAAATAGTTTACTGCTGATGCTATTGTAGTAACTCTAAATTGTTCTGTAAAACTTGAACTGTTGCCTAAACCTATACTGGTAACAGATCCAGCAGTTTGAGTAAATATTTGTAGTTGAGATGATTGAATTCCAAGTCCATAACCAGCACCAGATCCTGCATCATAAAGACCAATTTTATTTCCTAATGTTGCACCAAAACTTAATGGAAAACTTGCGGTTGCAACTTGAGTTAATGTAACATTAGGAGATGTTATACCAGTATTTGTGCCACTAACATAAATGTTACCAGATACACCAACACCGCCACCAACAATCAAAGAACCTGTAGTGTTACTTGTAGACGCTGCAGTATTTTGTAATCTAACTGGAGAAGAAGGAGCAAAAATTACTGTGTTGTTACCTGAATCATTAGAAATAACACCTCTTGCAATTAAAGATGATGCTGGTTCAATATAAAACGTTCCAGTCCTTATAGCCAAAAAGTTACCAGTAAAATACACTCCATTGAATGTTGGCGATCTTGTAAAATAATTATCTGTCCAACCTAAACGATAACTATTTTGATCGCTTGTAGTAAAAGAATAATTATTAGCAGCCGACATAAACAAGTTGCCGGTGATACCCATACCACCAGTAACTACAAGAGCACCTGTTGTATTACTTGTAGAGTTTGCTGTACTTACAACGTTGGCTGATCCAGCACCTTTTGGTGTAATATTAATACCTACATTGGTATCAGAACCTGCTCCTGCAATTACTACACCACCACCTGTAGTGTTACCTACAAGTGACAAATAATTCACTGATGATGCCACATAAGGCATCTGCATGGTTCTATTACCAGAACCACCAACAAAAAAGTTTAATGTACTACTTGCTGGTGCACCAATGAATAATGGCGTTGTTGCATTACTACCTGTACTTTGAACAGTTACACCACCATTATTTTGTGCTTGTGTAATTTGCAAATAACCTGTGGCAGGTCCTAAAGAATTATCACCTAAAGCTAATACTGTTCCGTTTGGCGAATTAAAATTTAAATAACCGGCTGTAAATTTGGCAACTGTGGCACTATTAACTCCACCAAGATAAGGATATCCTGTTGCACCAGAACCTGCCGTTCCAGTAATTGTTAATGTTGGAGATTCAATATATCCTGATCCTGGATTAGTGACAAGAGAAGTTCCTTGCCAATTCCATGTAAATGATGCTGTGGCACCGGTGCCTGAACCACCAGTAAGAGCTACTCCAGCAGCACCTCCATTAGGAATGGTCCAATAACTACCTGCATTAACAACGGTTAATGTATCTACACCTCCAGAAATAACTGTAATTTGAACTGTTGCTGATGTAGCATATAATACACCACCGCTTACGGTTAATATTTCACCATTGATATAACCTGATCCAGCATTAACTTTTGTTGCAGTAGCCAAGCTATGCACTAAATTTGCGGTTGCGGTTGCTCCACCAAAAGTTGTTGGAGATGAAATAGTTGCAGTTAAATTTGAAGTATAACCTGAACCAACTGCGGTTTTATTAATAGAAACAACTGAAGTATTTCCAGTACCAAAAGTTAAACCATTGACCGGAGAAACGGCAAAGGTATTACCGGTAGATACTAAATTACCGGTAATGTTAGCTGAGCCGTAGATTGTGGTTGATGTAAGTTTTGCCATGTTCTTATTTATTCGTTGTTTTAAACACCAAATCGGTTTCTTGTAGCTGTAAAATTATCAGAAGCTTCTTGTTGTGAGATTGCTCTATTATACATTTTAAATGTTGCTATATTTCCAATTTGGTCATATGTTCCACCAACTCCACTACCTATACCAAATTGTGAAGTAAGTGTCGGAACATTATATACTGCATTTCTTACAGTTCCCACATTCACCCCATTAATATACATATTAGCCGTGCGTGATGGTAAATCATATGTAATAACTAAATGATAAAAAGTATTTAATGTGGTGGTTATATTTGATTGAAGAGCAAAATTTCCACCAGATTGGTCAGTCCAAAACACTACTCTACCAGCACTTGTTACTCCACACCTAAATCCATTTTTTAAATATTCTTCTCCACCAAATAATTGATTCCAATATTGGTCGTTTGCATTGTAAGCTGTTTGTTTAACCCATGCTTCACAAGAAAATGATGGTGTTTTAACTGCCGCTATATTTGAAAGTACCATAGGCCTTTGTGATAAAGGATACTGAAAAGCAAATGAATATGAAGATATATCAAAATAAGGGAGAGTTGTGATATAATAAATTGGAGTAGCATTTAAACCATTACCTGATAAATCGTACCATGTGGTTCCAGAACCTGGCCAACTTGTGGGTATTGCTGCATCTAAATGAACAATCAAGCCATTGGTTACTACATTAAATCCTGTCCATTCATCATAATTACCGGCAATATAAGTGTCACCTTGTGTTTGTACTCTTTGTTTAAATTTTGTGGGTATTAAAGTGTTTGGTGCACCAACACCTTGGTAAATACCAACCGAATCTGCTATTTCTTTTTGTGCACCCCAAATATAAATTCCAGAATTACCATCACCCACATAATTAAAATTTGGAACTTCATCTATAGCCATACCAACAATCATAAATCCTGTAGTATTTAAATTTGCTGAAAGTACTGCACGAACAGTCCAACTAAAACGAAACCAATCATTACCCACAGCTTCTAATTTTGACCCTAATAAAGTATTTGTACCGGTAATATACGGAGTAATAATAGTACCGGTTCGAAGATTTAAGTATGCACCAACTCGACCGCCACCACCTGATTGGATATCTTCAGTATAACACCTTACAATATATCTTTCAGCAGCTTTTAAATATATAGAATATGTGTATGTTATTCCTGCATCTAATGGCATCCAATTATAAAAACGTTGATTGCCTAAACCCGAAAATTCAATAAATTTTGGAGCTAATGATACTCCATCTGGTGCAAGAATTGCATTTTGTTTTATTAAACCACTATTATATGTCCAATTTGTATAATCAAAATCAAATGTTTCGGTATAATTAAATAAATTTTTAATAACTGGAGAATTTGAATTAAATGTTGCTTCATCAAATGTTCCAGAAATATAAATTTTACCATTGTAATCCACACGTTTGGCTACTGGTGTTGGCACCGTAGTCATTGAAGTGTATATGGATGGAACTGAATTCAATTGTTCCATCTGTGCACCCCAGATTAAAATACCAGATTTTCCATCTCCTGTTCCTGCTGCGCCAAATTGTGAACCGGGTCCTGCCGCTACAATACCTCCAGCACCAGTATAAGTATAATTTAATCCTACAGTTTGACACATACTACATCTATACCATTCGTTACCAACTGATGTAATTGTGGGATAAAATATTCTACTTGGTGATGGATTATAAGAAATATTTCCATTTATTAAATCAAATGCTACTTGGTCACCAGCAAAAGCTCCTGCATCTGTAAAGTTTTGTAACCACAAATAATTTAATTCTTTAGCTTTTGCATAAATTGAATAACAATATGTTTGGCCATTTACTACTGGATAAGTTCTTCTGATGTAGCCAGTAGAATTTCCAAGAGTATTATACAATGTGCTGGCAGTTTTTGTTCCGTCTGGAGCAATATCAGTATTGGTTAAAATACCAGCTCTAGTAATACTAGACCAAACAGGATTAGTAAATTGTTCAGACCAAGTTGCTAAATTTTTTGTGTAACCAGAATTTGCATTAAAGGTGGCTTCGTCTATTTCCCCACTATAATGTATTCCGGTTGGAGTGAGTTTGGTTACTGTAGCCATTGATTATCCAAAGATAGTGTCAATGGTACCTGTTGCTTGATTGTATACTTGATAGGCTGAACTGACGTTATTTGCATAAACAAAACCAATTTTACCACCAGCATAAATTGAATCTGTCACACCAACTCCACCAGAAACAACTAATGTACCTGTTCTTGTGGAATTAGATGTTAGATTGGCACCAAGAGAAATTCTACCAACAGATAATGATGTAGTTGCTAATGCAGGTCCATTTAATAAAACTTCAGAGTTGGTGACTTGTGTGCCACCAATAGGTACCGTTTTATATAATTTGTTTGTAGTTGGATCATACACCTCATCTCCAAGCCGTTGACCGTTGATTGAGGTGTTTGCCGATACTACATTGCGAATATAATCCCGAGAGGACATTTTACCTCCCTTAAGCTTGCGCCTCTGACCAACTCAAACGGGCGGCAACGTTAGCGGCACCGCCTAATGGAGTAATACACAAAGTTAAAATGTCTGGTCCATCAGGATAAATTTGCAATGCTGTATTTGATACGGCATTGGTTGTACCGCCACCTAAAATACTATTACCAATATCACGCAACTTCATTAAATCTTGAGAATCTGTATTATTTGCTGGTGTAAAACCGGTCCAAATTGATTCACCACCATTAATTACAGCTGCTGGTCCATGAATAGCATACTGTGCTAAAGAGGAACCTCCAACTGGTAAATAAGTTCCTGAAGAAACACGACCATTCAACACCAATTCAGCACGAATAGCATTATTAGAAGCAAAAATACCTATTGAAGCAGGAGCTAATTGCATACGGTTAATAATTTCACGTTGTCCTAAAATACCAGCACTACCATTATCAACTGCTGGTGCTAAACGAATACTAAACACCGGATAACGTATTGCTGGGCTTGGATATGTTTGTTGAGTATTTTGGCCAAAGTTAAAGATAAATGATTTGTCGTCATCATAACGGCCGTCCATAATCACAGAAGAACCCCAATGGCTAACTGTTGATGCTTGACCTGGTGAAAATGATTCAACTTTAACTGGTGCAGTTGCTGAATAGGTAAATGTTGTTGCTGTACTTGTACCTAAAGCAACACCGGTTGTATTTGCTGAGTTACGTTGTAAACCAGTAAATGTTGTGGCAGTTTTACCTGTATAGTAAATGTATTCAATAGCGCCACCGGTATCTGCTGAAGCCGTAACATTTAATACTCCTACAGGCGGAAAAAGTGTTGTATCATTAACTGTCATTGATGTTGCACCTGCAGCCAATGTAGCAGTCAAATATGTTGTAACTGGCATTGTGTTTGTTTCATAACGAGCAGGCAAGTTACCTGATCGCATGTACGCTTCAGTATTAATGTTATTATTTGGTGTACGATGACAGTAAATAACTTCACCACGATTATTCTTGAATCCATAACGAATTGCACCAGCACCATACCAACTATAATCAGCATAGAACATTTGCATCTTAGTTAAATCTATATTGTAACCACTTGCACCAGTACCATCACATCTATCAATATTCCATTGTGATTGTGGTACACGCAAATCAATTGTTTTACTAATCTGACAAGCAGCTGCAGTAACACCACGATACTCAGGATAGATATACATTAATGTATCTGAAGTAATTGTTTGCACAAAATAAGTTTGTCCACGAATAACAATAGAATCACTTGGTTTTAATTGTGAACTAAACTTAGTATTTGTACCAAACACAGCACCGTTGGCATTAACAACTGAAGCTACACCAGAAATTTGAGTTGTGCTTGAACGTCTAACGGCATACAAAGTTGTACCGTCATATTCAAAAAAGAATCCGTTTTGAGCATCAAACATACCAACACGATTGGCAGCACCATACCATGAGTATGGAGAAACAGTTAATGGGAAACCTGTTGCTGTAACAGCAGAAGGTACTGAGTTAGCAGTATATGTAAATTGTAATGGAGTGTTAGCACCAGATACATTAAACAATCCATTGTATGCTGTTTCTGTAGCACCAGAAACAATAATCTGTGAGTTGGCACCAAGACCATGAGCAAACTTAGTCGTTACAGTAACAGTTGTACCAGAACTTGTTATGTTATCTGTTGATACCGATGGTTTTAAAATAGAACCAGTAGAAAACTGAATGCCTTTACCTGATTGGTAACGGAACTGTCTACGAGTTTGACGAATAACTTGATAACCATGATAAGGTGATACGTTAGAGAACTGAACACCGCCATCAAATGGTCTATGCTGTACATAACCTAATGGTCTTGAATAAATTGTGGCATTTGCTGGACCAGTAATTGTTCCTGTAGCACTACAAGAAAATGTAAATATGTTGGTGTTAGGAGTATTAGCAACAACCCAAGAACTATTAAGTGTACCTGTAGCACCAGTAGTACCAACAACATAGATACCATCACCAACACGAAGTCCGTGAGAGTTTGCTGTTGTTACTGTAGCGACTGTACCGTTTAAAGTAATTGTACCGCTAGCGGCACCAGAAGATGGTAATCCAGCACCACTATAGAAATTACCAATAAACACTAATGATTTATTAGAATCAAATAGAGCAGCTGCAGGAGTATTTGTTACTGTATAAGTAAAGTTTGTAGCAGCTGAAACAGATTCAACAACCCACCATCCGTCAGCATTGGCATTATCTAAAGTGCCTTGTACAAAAATAGGAGTACCAGCGACAATACCTGTTGTATTATTAATTGCTACTGTTACTGTTTTACCTGATGCAGTAATATTGGTAATTTGATATGAACCAGCAGAACCAACGTTAGTAGAACCAATAAATGCTACGTTAGCAGAAACGTTTGAAATACCTTGAGTTGGATCATAAAAAGCAGCAGGTCTATTGTTCAAAAGATTAATAGATTCCCATTTGGTAGGTTGAGGACCATATTCAAAGTCTGTATCAATCAAAGCCTGAGGAGTAGATACACGAATTTTGTCTACAGGATCACGATACACTTCAGCAGGTACCATTTCTTGATAAGTTTCTTCTGTTAGAATTGATAACTTATCTGTTGAATTCATTGAACCAGTAGCAAATGCTAGAACCATGGTAGTGGTTTCTAAACCAGTTGCAGTGTTGGTTGAGTTAGTATAACTGGTTGCTTGAAGTGCTGGGTCGGAGAAATTATAGATAACCGTGCCGGCCGTTGTATTGGTAATCAATAACAACTGCTCTCTACGAATGTTCTTACCAGATACCGTAACGGTTCTGGTAGAAGGTACAAACGTATAACTTTCTAATATAACATGCTTTGCCATTTAATTAATCTCCTAGTGCTATAGTAGCGGCTGAATATGGGTACTTCTTAGTTTGTGGACTTGATGAACTATTTATAAGTGTTAGGATGGCTTGTTGGCCTTGCTCTGGAGCATTGTAAATTACCAGCTGAGAACTGGTATTACTACTAACAACTCGGTAACCTTTAAATGAATCGTATGGAGTGAACCAGGGGTAACGTAGTTCTTTTACATACGGAGATAAGCGATTGCCATCAACAACGACCTCCAAGTTCTTGGAGTCCATAATACTGGTCACATTCGACTGGTCTACCCTTAACTGAAACACACACTTACTATTATCAAACTGGTTGGTAATATCATTTAGTACGGATGGTATGGCTGTGGTAATAACAGAATTGGCATAAACGGTACCACCAACGTATAATGTGGAATCCACATTCGCTGTACCGTATACTCTTGTTCCGCTATTAAGTTTT